GCGCCCTTGATGGCGTAGTAGGCCAGCCAATGAACGCCACGCATCAGGCGGCCCGGAGGCTGGCGAGATAGCGCGTCATGTGGGCGCTGTAAGCCGCCTCAGCGGCCTGAAAGAGCGTCCGGAGGCCGTCCAGCTTGGCGCCGCCGAACCTGGGGCCCATGCCTGCGCCGAGCACGGTGGCGAACATGCATCCGCGCGCCATGCCGTGGAGGTCGCGGGCGGTGACGGCGCCGTTCATGCCTGCGGCGAAGCTCTGGACGAGTAAGGCCTTGGCCGTGTGGATGCTGTCGCGCTGCGGGCGCTCCAGCTTCAGCGCGTCGCGCCACATGGGGGCGTCGCTCCAGTTGGTGCATTCGGTCTCGTAGCTGATGGCGCTGTAAGCGTCCGCGATGGCGCGGATTTCGGCTTTGGTGAACGTGGCGAGAGGCATGGTTTCGGTGTCCTGTGTGTGGGTTGCTGTGTGGGCGAAGCGTAGGCGCTTCCTACCGCCTCCAGGGCGAGCCTGGAGGCGCGGGGAAGGGTCTAGGCGTAGTGCGGGACGCCAGCGGCGCGGATGACGGCGCAAGCGGTTTCGTCGCCGTCGTGGGCGGCCTCGAAAAGGCGGCGCACGTGGTAGGTGAGGCAACCCGTGTGCGCCTTGACGCGCTCCAGGTCATCGTCGGTGTAGCCTCTCAGGCTATCCAGGATCGCGGCGGCCTCGTTGGCGTCGCTGCGGGTGAGCGGGACGCGCCGTCCGCGATATTCGATGGTCGCGGGCATTCCGCAATTGCGGAATTCCAGGGCGTAGTCAAAGGCGCCGCCGTAGGTGGTGAAGCTGGCCATATGCGACGTGTCGCTGAACACGTGGAACATGCTGGCGAATTGGGCGAGTTCGGTGGTCATTTTCGGCGTCCTGTGTGTGGGTGGCGCCGCCTTGCGGCGGCGCGCTGTGGGTTAGGCCTGGAGCCGGTTGGCGAGGGCGGAGGCGGGCGCCTGTAGCGCCTCGATTTCGGGGCAATCGCTGTGATCGCTGATCAGGTCGCAATCGTTTCCCCAAACGAGGGAAACGAACCCGACGCGCTCGCCGTCCGTGCGGCGGATGATCAGGTTGTCGGCGCCGGTTTGGGCCAGCTCTTTCAGGATGGCCGCGGCATCGGCGCTGCGCTTGATGGCGAAGTCTTCGCCGTCGTGAACGCTGATCGTATGACCGGCGGTGAGAATGTCCTTCACAAGCTGGCGGGCGATTCGGCGTTCGTTCGCGGTGGCGTATTCCAGGGTGGTCATTTCGAGTGTCCTGTGTGTGGGCGTTTCGGCGGTCCATCCGCCATCATCAGGGGAGCGGATCAGCTCCCTACGCTTGCAACCGCCTGAAACCAGTCCCGCCGTTCTCGCCGTCCAGGAAGTCGGGCCCAAAGTCCCGAGGTGCTGGGGGCGCTCATTGCGGGCCTACAGGCCGGTGAGCTTGCCGTGGGCGCCTCTGGCGCCTGGGTGGCTGTCGCGGGGGGCGTCGCCGTCCCGCCCCCTCTACATACACTGTTGCGGTGGGTGCTCAAGGCCTTTTTTGCGGTTGCGGTGTATTTTGTTCGTAACGGCGTTATCTGGGCTTGTGCGCCTGCGGGCGGCCTCCTGGGCGCGCCTGGGCGGCCTGCGGCGCGTCCGGGTAGGTGCGGGCCTGGGCGCCGCCTGCGGGCCGTCCTGGGCCGTCCTGGGCGTGCGGCCTGCCGTCCGGGTCCACCTCCAGACACTCGCTGGCTGATGGCGCGCGCGCTCTACCGGGCGGCGTCCGATCCGTGCGCGGCCTGGGCGCGGTTCGGCCTGGGCGCCGCCTCAGGTGCTTTGCCAGGACCTAACATCCTCTCGGCGGGAGGCCGCCGACGCGCTGCTTTCCCCCATGCTTTCCCCTAGCGCGCGCTACATTCGAGACCGCGCGCCACGCACGCCAGCGGGCCCGCCCGGGTCCGCCCGCGCACGGCGCCCGGGGGCGCCCCCGCCCGCGACGCACACCCGGGGGCGGGGGGCCATGAATGGAGGCCACCCCTCAGCCGCCGCACGCCGCGCGCACGTGAACGTAGCAAGCTGCTACCGGGACAGGTGAGACAGGTGAGACACGCGAGACCGCGTTCGCCGGATGTTCGTCCAACGCGGTCCAGTGTTCCGGAGATGGCCATGCGCCAGTCGGGAACATTGGGAACATCGGGAACGTAGCAAGCTGCTACCGGCGACACTTGTGATCCCGCGCGCACGGCCCGGCGACTCCCGCATTGCCCGGCGGCTGATCGCACGTACCGGCGAACGCATGGCCGGACGTCCGCCCAAAACCGCCAGCCGCGCGAAGCTGCCGAACGCTGAGGTGCAAGCCCTGGCCGACACGGCGTTGCGCGCGTGGGAGGGCGGCGCGCCGGAGCACGTGGTCGATAGCCTGGGCGGCGTCTGGGATTTCCTGGCCGTGCGCGATCCGGCGGCGGCGCTGGAAATCAGCCGCCTCACGTACGTACGCGCGGGCGCGGAAGATCAGGAGGAGGTGACGCATCGTGCGCGCATCCCCGGGAATGAGCTGGGCGCGACGGACAACGTGGCTGTGGTTCTGGCTAGCCGTGTGCTGGCCCTGGCTGATCCGCCTGCTCAGTCCGGCGGCGGATGAGCCGATGATCGCCCCTGGCCAGCTCGAAAGCCTCTGTCGGCGGCTGGTCGAACGCGGCTGGTGGGTGACGGCGGCGGAGAAGACGCCGCAGACGGTGATCGTCGGGTTCAATTTCATGCCCTACGCGAGCCCGACGTGGCTGAAGGCGTTTGAGGCGCCGCATCATCTCGCCAACGTCGAGGGCCTGGAGGTCATGATCGAGACCTGGAAGGCGGGCGTGCGGCATGACCTGGAGAACGGCGGGGCGTCGGCCTTGGTCCGCCAGATGGTCGCGGAGCACGGGGTCGGCGCGGTGCGCGACGCGATGAGCCCGGGGGTGGTTTATGTCCGCGCAAGCTGATCCGAATTCCAACGGCGCGGTGGCGCGCGTGGCCTATGCCATCGGCAAGGTGATCGCCCGGCGGGTGGTCGAGGGCGATAGGAAGCTGGCCGGTCTGGACGGGATCGGCAAGGCGTCCGCGATCCATACCCTGGCCACGAACATGGCCCGCGAGCTGCATCCGGAAGCGGCGGCGGCCTATGCGGAGTCGGAACGGGTCCTCTCGGAATATCGCGAGGCCGCCGAATGACGGAAGATCAACGGCTTTACGGCGAAGCGGCGAAAGTGGCCGACGTGCTGCTGCGTGACGGCGTGCCGGTGCTGGGCTTCGGCGCCCGCGAGGGCAAGCTGTGGATCAGGTTCCAGCTCCACGATCAGGCGGCGGGATATGTCGCCCTGCTGCGGCCTGAGGCGGCCACGCCGGAGCGGTTCCGCGAGCTGTATGAGGCGGTCGCATGATGGCGAAGCGCACGCGGAGCCATCCTGAAAGCCGGAGGCTGAAGTGAGCCGGTCCGAACAGCGCCGCCGCCAGCTCCATTTCGAGCGCGCGCGCCGCCGTTGGAAGGCGATGCACCCGGCCCGCAAGTTCGCCCTGGATCATGGCGCGGTTTATGTCGCGCCGGAAGCGATCAGGCCGCGCCTGCCCTCCGACGAGGAGGCCTGAGATGGCGCTGACGCCCGCGCAAGTCCGCTTGGCCATGATCCCGCTGGTGCGCGCGCTGGTGAAGGGCGGGACGCCGGTGATCGATTTCGCCGGGATCGCGCCGGACCTTGGCCAGTTCGTGGTCGCCACGCCCGCCGGGTACGCCATGCCGGTGCAGATGCCGATTACGCTGGCGACGCTGACGCCGTTGGCCGCCTACGTGGCCGACGCTCAGAGTCGAATCCGCGCGGTGCTGGCGGCGTTCGAGACGGAAGTGACGCCGGGCTTCAACCGGACCGCCCGCACGCTCCAGCCGGGCGAGCCGGGGCTGGGCCTGGGCGCGGGGTGGACCTGATGGCCGACGCTTATGACAGCTCGCGCGAGGGGCCGAACCCGTCCGGCCAACGCACGCCCGCCGAGGGCGAAAGCCGCGACGACGAGCTGCTGGAACGCTTCGCGAAATGGAATACCGCGCTGACCGCGCAATGGTCCCATTGGCGCGAGGAGACGGAACGCTATTACGCCTTCGTGGGCGGCGAGCAATGGACCGATGGCGAGCGGTCGGAGATGGAAGGCGCGGAGAAGATTCCCGTCACTTTCAACCTGATCGGCCCGGTGATCGACGCGGTGCAGGGCGCCGAAATCCAGAACCGGCAACAGGTCCAGTTCTATCCGCGCGAGCCGGGCGACACTGGCGTCTCCGACGTGCTGACGCAGGGCGCCGATTTCGTCACGGAAGAATGCAACGGCGATCAGGAAGATTCCGAGGCGTTCTGGGACTGCCTGGTTTGCGGGCTCGGCTGGACCGAAACCCGGCCCGAAATCGAGGCCGATCAGGTCAACATCATCAAGGAACGGGTGGACCCGTTGCAGATGTGGCCGGACCCGGCGGCGCGTAAACGCTGCCTGGAGGACATGCGTTACCTGAAGCGCGAAATCCCCATGTCGCCCGATGAATACGAGGATTTCAAAGACGAGATTGGCCGCGACGACCTGGAGGGGACGGAAGGCGCGCAAGAGATGGACGGTAAGCGCCGGACGATTGTGAACCCGGCGACGCGCTACACCTCCGGGATGCTGGGCGGCGACGTCTCGGCGGACACGGTGATCGTCTGCGAATGGCAATGGTGGGATCGCGAGCCGGTGTTCCTGGCCGGAATCCCCGGCGACGACGGGGTGGTCAAGATCACGCCGCTGGATCAGCAAACCCTGGATCAGGCGCTCCAGGCGGAGCCCTCGCTGCGGTTCAGCCAGAGCCATCGCAAGGTCTACTATCGGGCCTTCGCCACGGACGTCGAAATCCTGTTCCAGGAGAAGCTGGCGGAGGCGGATTTCCGCTATAAGCCGATCACCGGCAAGCGGGATCGCAACACCGGCACGTGGTACGGCCTCGTCAAGCCGATGATGGACCCGCAACGGTTCACCAATAAGCTCTACTCCGAAATCCTCCACATCGTCCGCACCAACGCCAACGGCGGCATGGCGCTGGAGGAAGACGCGGTGGACGATATCCGCCAGTTCGAATCCACCTGGGCGGCGACCGACAAGATCACGTGGCTGAAGCCCGGGAGTCTCAGCGGCGCCCACGGCTCGAAAATGGTCGCCAAGTCGCCGCCTCAGGTCCAGGTGGCGCTGTTTCAGCTCATGGAATTCGCCCGCGACATGGTGAAGGCCACGACGGGCGTGAACGAGGAAATCCTGGGCCTCGTCGGGCGCGAACAGGCGGGCGTCCTGGAGCAACAGCGCAAACAGGCGGCCTACGGGATTCTGAGCGCGTTTTTCGACGCGAAGCGCCGCTATCAGCGCAATCAGGGCCGCCTGCTGCTGGCTGAAATGCGGCAATACTTCCCGCCCGACAAGCTGGTCCGGATCGTCGATCAGGGGAGCGCGCAATACGTGCCGCTGGCGGCCTCTCTGGAGGCTCAGGAATTCGATATCGTGGTGGACGAGGCGCCCGCCGGGCCGGATCAGAAGGCCAAGATCATGGCCGTGCTGATGCCGCTGCTGCCGGAGCTGCTTCAGGCCGGTCTGATCGGGCCGGAGGCGATTGCCGACGTCATCCAATATCTGCCGATCCCGGCGAGCGTCGCGAACAAGCTGGCCGACGCCATCCGTGGGCAAGCGCAACAGGCCGCTCAGCCGAACCCGATGGCCGACGCGGAGTTGCAGAACAAACAGGCCGACACCGGCAAGAAAGTGGCCGACACGACGCTGGCCCGGGCCAAGGCCTTCAAGGAAGTCACGGACGCTCACGGCGCGCATCTCGGGATGCTCAAGCCGGAGGCGGCGATGGCCGCATTGCAACCGATGCCGCAAGCGCCGGGCGCTGGAGCCGCGCCGGGAGCTGGCGGTCCGCCGGGGGCGGCGCCTGGGCCGGGGAGCGGACAACCTCCGGGAGGGCCTGGAGCGCCGCCCGAGGCTGAACCCGGGCCGCCGGGCCCGCCACAACCGCAAGGACAACCGCAATGAGTGAAGACCGCGACGGCGAAGTTGAGGAGCTGGAGGAACATGGCGAAGTCGAGGAAACCGATGTTGAGTCCGCTGGCGGCGAGTCCGATGGCGACGATGAGGAAGCCGAGCGGCCTGCTCCAAAACCTGTCGATTGGGAAAAACGGGCTCACTCTCACGCCGGACAAGCCGCCCGCGAGCGGTCGCGGCGGCAAGCCGCCGAAAAGCGGTCGCAAGAGCTAGAGGCGCGGCTGGAGCGCGTCGAGCGGCAATTCGGCGGCGACGACGATGAGCTGCTGAGCACGATAGGCCAGCTCCGCGACGACGATGAGGACCCGGTGGGCGATATCGCCGCCGTCAAGCGGGCGCTGAAGCTCTATCGCAACCGCGAAGTCTCCACGGCGGAGCAACAGCGCCAGATGGCGCACGCCTCGCGGCAAGTGAACGCGCTGCGCGAAACGATGGCCGACGCGGAGGCGGATTTCGTCACAGAACACGCCGATTATCGCGACGCGGCGGCGTTCTACCGGACGCAGCGGGCGGAGGAGCTTCAGGAGGCCGGATATTCCGGCGAGGCGCTGATGCAACGGCTGGCGGATGACCTGTTCGGGCTGGTGCGGGCGGCGTTCGCGTCCGGCCTGGACCCGGCGGAGCGGGTTTACAACCTCGCCAAGAAACGCGGGTTCAAGGCGGGCGGCAAGGCGGCGGACAAAAAGCTGGACGCGCTGGATCGCACGGCGGCGTCCGGCGTGCGGCCTCAGGCGCGCGGCGCCAACGGCGCGTTGAGCTGGGGCGACGTGGCCCGTCTGGACGGCGCGGCCCGCGAGAAGGCCTGGGCGAAACTGCGCGAGCGGGAGATGAGCCGCAAGTGAACAAGCTGGAGCTGCATCATCGGTTCGATACGCCGCTGCGGCTGATCATCGAGACGCCGGAGCCGTCCGGGGCGGTCTGGATTACGAGTGTCACGGGCGGCTTCACCTTGAAAGCGAAAGGGCCTGAAATGGCTTATACTTTGCCGGTTGGAATGCAGGTCCAACTGAAAGTCGAATTCCTGGATGCGGCGGGCAACCACGCGACGGTGGACGGCGATCCGTCCTGGTCCTCGTCCAACGCTGAAGTCTGTTCGGTCACGGCGGCGCCGGGCAACCCGTATCTGGCCACGCTGCTGGGCGTCGATGTGGGCGCCGCTCAGGTGATCGTGGAGGCGGACGCCGATATCGGTGACGGCGTGCGCGAAGTGGTCTGTACGCTGGACGTGAGCATCGTCGCGGGTGAGGCGGTGATCGGGGTGATTTCGCCCTCCGGCGATCCGGCGCCGCCGTCGCCCGGCGGTCCGGGCTAGCTCTTGCGCGGGCGCTCCGGCGCTCGTATCTGCTGAGGGTCCAATGTGTGGGACACCGGCCCGCTGCTGTGGCTTCCCCCCACGGGCGACGCAGCGGCGGGCCGCCATGCCGCGCCCTCTCTCCAGCCTGTGGCGCGACGTCACGACGCGGCCCGTCCGGCGACGCCTGAGCGCGCCATCCCCAACGCCCGGGCGGGCCTTTCGTCCTTGCCATGCGTTTTGATCGTTCGCCTTAGCTGGCGAATGCCCGTTCGCGGGCGCCGTCTGGCCGAACGATACCGGCCCTTCGTCGGGAGGCGCGTTAAGCCTCCGCCGGGACCGCACGCGACGCGGTGAAGCGAAATCCCTTCACCTCTGAGGCGTGCCGCAATGGCCACAACCGTTTATGGCGTGAATGCGCCTGAAGCCGTCAAACTCTGGCGTTCTCAGCTCGCAAGAGAAGCCCTGAAAGCGACCTGGATTCAGAAGTTTATCGGAGATAGCTCCGACTCGATTATCCAGGTGTTCGGGGAGACCGGGAAGTCCGCTGGCGACCGGGTGACGGTCACGCTGCGGATGCAACTGACCGGCGACGGCGTGATGGGCGACGCCACGCTGGAGGGCAACGAGGAGCCGCTGACCACCTACACGGACAACCTGTTCGTGGATCAGCTCCGCCACGCCGTCCGCTCGGGCGGCAAGATGACCGAACAGCGCATCCCGTGGAAGATTCGTGAGGAAGCCCTCATGGGTCTGAAGGATTGGTGGGCGGGCCGCCTAGATACGGCGTTCTTCAATCAGGTCTGCGGCAATACGGTGGTCACGGACGTCCGGTTCACGGGCATGAACGCGGTGGTGGCGCCGGACGCGCAACACATCACCCGGCCCAACGCCAAGGCCTCCGATCAGACGCTCGCGGCGGGCGATGAAATGTCGCTGGCGCTGATCGATAAGATGGTGGAGTCGGCCAAGTTGGGATCGACCACGGGCACGGGCCCGGCCATCCGCCCGATCAACGTGGACGGCGATGACCGCTATGTCGTCGTGCTGCACACGAAACAGGTGACGCAGCTCCGCACGAACACCAACGCGGGCCAATGGCTGGATATCCAGAAAGCCGCGATGACCGGCGACGGGTCGAACGGCAACCCGATTATGACCGGCGCGCTGGGCATGTATAACGGCGCCGTCCTCCACGAAAGCACGCGCATCCCGAACGGGGTGGACTCCGGCACGGGCGCCGCCGTCGCGACGGCGCGGCGTTGCGTGCTGCTGGGCGCTCAGGCCTGCGCCATCGGTTTCGGGCAAGGACAATCGTTCAAGTCGTTCGACTGGAACGAGGAATTGTTCGACTACGGCAATCAGCTCGGCGTCGAGGCCGGTCTGATCCACGGCCTGAAAAAGCTCCGGTTCAACAGCTTGGATTTCGGCGTGATCGTCGGGTCCACGTTCACCTCCTAGGGGCCTGAGCATGGCCACGGGCGGACGCAAGACTCAGCTCCAGGCGCTCCACGAAATCAGCGTCCAGGTGACGCCTGCGATGGCGGCGGGGATCGGCGGCCTGATCGGCGTGCTGCCTGCCGGATCGATCATGGGGCAAATCCATAACGTCATCTCTGCGGCGTTCAATTCCACGACGAACACGTTTGGCGTCGGCACGTTGCCGCCGCCCGGCGGCGCCAACCTCCAGGGCGGCATTTCCGGCGCCACGCCGCTGCGGTCGGACAACATGATGCCGAACACGGTGGCCGGGCCGATGGCGGTGGATACGCCGATTTATTGGACGGCGGCCTTCACCGGCGCGGCGCCCACGGCGGGCCTCTGGACGGTGTGGATCGACTACCTGCCCGGCCCTGGATAACGGAGAAATCACATGGCCGTAGGCGGTCGCAAAACCCAATATCAGGTCGTCCACGAAATCTCGGCTCAGTTCGGCTTTGGCCAGACGTCGGGTGTCATCGGCGTGCTGCCTGCGGGCGCCATCGCCAACATGGCGCACGTGCTGGTGTCGCAGGTGTGGAATGGGACCACGAACGGGCTGACGCTCGGCGTCACGCCGGGCGGCGCTCAGGTGTTGGCCTCGGTGGATTTGAAGGCCTTGGGGCGGACGGACACGGCGGTTCCGATAGCCGGGGCGGCGATGGGGCCGTATGCGGTCGATACGCCGATTTACGGGACGATCACGTCAACCGGCGGCGCTCCGACGACGGGCGTGGCGACGGTGTGGCTCGATTACCTGCCGGGTCCTGGCTAGGGGGCTGGCGGTGAACGCATGGCCACGCTCGGGGACCTGAAAGCCCGGATCATCAGCGAAACCCTGCGCGACGATCTGGCCGACGATCTGGCTGGCCAGTTCAGTGGCTTGATTCAGAAATCCATCGATCAGTACGCAGCCAACCGCTGGTGGTTCAACGAGCGGATGAGCACGGTGAACACGGTGGTCGGCGCGCGCACGGCGCCGTTGCCCACGGATTTCCGTTACCTGGATGAGGCGTGGCTTCAGATTGGCGGCGTGGCCTTTCCGCTGCGGCTGATTCAGGCGGTGGAAATCGACTCGCTCTACGCGGCGTCGCGGGCGAACGCTCAGCCTACCGACGTCGCGATCCTGAACGCCAATCTCTACCATTGGCCCGCCGCCGCTCAGGTCTGGACGATCAACTTGCGCTATGTGGCCGACGTCCAGCCGCCGCTCGATTACGCCAACGACGCCAGTTCAAATTTCTGGACGAACGAGGGTCAGGATTTGATCGTGGCGCGGGCCAAGCTGCGGCTTTATCGGGATTACCTCAGCGCGACGCTCCAGGACCCGAGAGTCGTGGCCGCGAACAATCAGGAGGGCGAGGCCTATAGCCGCCTGCGGAGCGAGCACAACCGGCGCCTGACCACGAACCGGGTGCGCGCGGTATGGTGATCCGTCATCAGCCTTCCACGCTGCTCCTGGAGCCTGACGCGCCGCAATGGGCGCATCGGCTGGTGTTGCGGATGCAGAGCTATTTCAGGCCGGTGCATCCGACGCAGCCGGTGGAGATTTTCGCGACGTCGGCGCCGGAGTTGCCGCCGCCCACGGATTGGCGTGGCTGTCTGGCGGTGACGGCGGACACGCGGGAGCTGGTGGTCTCGGACGGGGGCACGTGGCAACAGGTTTGGCCTGCCGCCGGGAGCGGTCCGACCGGCCCGCCTGGGCCTGCGGGTCCGACCGGCGTAGCCGGGCCTGCGGGCCCGCCGGGGCCGCCCGGCGCTGATAGTACGGTTCCGGGTCCGGCGGGTCCGACCGGCCCGGCGAGCACGGTT